ATGAACCACTATAAATAAAAAGAAAAGTTAAGATTCGATGCCAGCAATTGTTACTGATCAGTTTAGAATCCTGAACGCAAATAATTTTGTAGAATCAGTCGAAAATACAAATAATTCTTACTATGTTTTTATAGGACTATCTAATCCAACAGGAGCACCCACTCTAACTGGTTATGGTAGAACATCAGATTGGAATACTAGTAGTAAAACACCCGCACCAGTAGATAGTTTTTCATATCGTGCTCATTCTGGTGATACCATGATGTTTGGTAAGAAAATATCATCTGCAAACATAAGGAGAATAATAAGAAGAGTAGATTGGACATCAGGATCAAGATATGAAATTTATAGAGATGATTACAGTGCAACTAATCAAAGTCCACTAACACAAGCTAATCGTTTATATGACGCAAATTATTATGTCTTAAATTCAGATTTTAAAGTGTATGTATGCATTGATAATGGTTCCTCTGGAACAAATCCTCTAGGAAATATTTCTCAGGATGAACCAACATTTACAGATTTAGAACCATCAAAGGCAGGTAATAGTGGTGATGGTTATGTTTGGAAATACTTATTTACTGTTTCACCAAGTGATATTATTAAATTTGACTCAACAGAATTCATAACTGTTCCTAATAATTGGTCTACTTCAACTGATTCACAAATAAGAGCAGTACGAGAAAATGGAAACTCTGATGTTAACTTAAATCAAATTAAACATGTTTACATTGAAAATGAGGGAACAGGATACGCCAATGGATTAGCTCAAGAAGTTGATATATTGGGAGATGGGACTGGAGCAAAAGCAAGGGTTGATGTTGTAAATGGTAAAATTACAGATGTGACAGTAAGTTCTGGAGGTAAAGGTTATACTTATGGTTTAGTGGATCTAGGAACACTTAATAGTAATGTAAGTGCAACAGGTAGAGCAAAGTTAATCCCAATTATTCCACCAGGATTGGGACATGGATCAGATGTCTATTCAGAATTAGGAACTGATAAAGTTATCATTTATGCAAGATTTGATGACTCAACTAAAGATTTTCCTGTAGATACTAAATTTGCACAGGTTGGAATCGTTAAAAATCCAACAAAAGTTGGAACTGATAATGTATATACTGATAATACTTTTTCATCATTGCAAGCTTTCAAGTTTTCTACTATTAGTAATACAACTACACCTGTAGTTGGTGAAGAAATAACTCAAGTATTAACAGTTTCTCCAAACGTTGGTAAAGTAGCAACTGGTTTTGTTGCATCTTATGATAAAGAGACAAAAGTAATGAAATACTTTAGAGATCGCTCCTTACATTTTAACAAATCATCTTATGACCATACAGATTATACTGGTATTTCTACAATAGGTAGAATATATCAATTTGAATCATCAAACACTGCAAATGATATTGAAGGAAAAACATCTGGTTTTTCTGGATCAATTGATTTATCCTTTAATAAAGGAACTGATAATCCAACTGGCAATAAATTAATTAATTTAGGTGTTAATTTCAATGCAGGGTTATCTGAATCTGAGATAAATAAAGGGTCAGGTGATATTGTCTACCTAGACAATCGACCTCAAATTGTGAGAAACTCTCGTCAAAAGGAAGACATTAAAATCATACTCGAATTCTAACAATGCCACAAAAGACAAATTTAAATATAAACCCTTATTATGATGATTTTGATAGGGATAAAAATTTCTATAAAATTTTATTTCGACCTGGTAATCCAGTTCAAGCAAGAGAACTAACTGGTTTACAATCTATATTGCAAAACCAAGTTGAATCATTTGGTAAGCATATCTTTAAAGAAGGTTCTATGGTGATACCTGGTGGTATTGAATATGATCCTTCTTATTTTTCACTTAAAATAAATTCAGCACACTTAGGCATTGATGTGTCAGTTTATTTAAATGAAATCATCGCTAATAATAATGGCAAAGGAACAAGAGTTAGAGGACAGAGTTCAGGTATTGTTGCAACAATAAAGAATTTTATATTACCACCTGCAGAGGGTGTTGATGAAATCACAATTTTTATAAAATATAACCAATCAGGAACAAATTCTGAGAGTGTTGCTTTTCCAAACGGAGAAGTTCTAATACTTGAAGAGTCTTTAACTTATGGCAATACAACCCTTAATGTTAATGAGACCATATTAACATTAGTTTCTGAACAAGCAGCAGCTACTGGTTCAGCGTTTGGTGTTAGTAAGGGTGTATACTTTATGAGAGGTGTCTTTGTAGATGTCCCCACATCATTGATAGTGCTTGAACCATATTCCAATACACCATCTTATAGAATTGGATTTGAAATAATAGAAGAGGTTATAAACGCTAGTGATGATGATTCATTATATGATAACGCAAAAGGATTTACAAACTTTGCTGCACCAGGTGCTGATAGATTTAGAATAAGAGTTAACTTAGCTAAAAAATCTCTGCAAGATAATAATGATACAAATTTTGTTGAGTTATTTAGAGTAAGAGATGGTGAAACTAAAAAATTACAGGATACAACAGTATATTCCGAAATAAAAAAATATTTTGCTGCAAGGACATTTGATGAGTCTGGTAACTACGCTGTAGAACCATTTCGTGTTAATACACAAAATTCATTAAATGATGAAATAAGTTCAAGAGGATTATATACATCAGATCAATTAACTGATAAGGGAAACACACCTTCTGATAATTTAATGTGCGTTAAATTATCACCAGGTAAAGCTTATGTAAGGGGATTTGATGTTTATTTACCAGGTACAACTGTTCTTGATGTAGAAAAACCTAGAGATATAAAACAAATAGGAGCATCATCCATCTCATTTAGTATGGGTAGTTTGTTAAAGGTGAATAATGTATTTGGATCTCCATATATTAGTCTTGGTGGATCAAATAATAATACAATTGATTTATATAACCAAAAAGGAAATCAAGGTGGTGTTGAAGTTCATAGAGGAATAAAAATAGGTCAAGCAAGAGTGTATTCATATGGAGTGTCTGATGCTCCATATTCTGGTGATTCAACTGAATTTGATTTACATCTATATGATGTCCAAACATTTACTACATTAAATGTAACAAAGGATACTCAAATTTCCATAGGATCAAGAGTAAGAGGTTTAAGAAGTGGAGCAACAGGTTTTGTATTTGAAAAACCAAATTCTTTTGAGATATCATTAACTGAAACAACAGGTACATTTATTGAGGGTGAACAGTTAATTATAGATGAATCACCATCTACATCTCCAACTTCTATTAAAAACATACATGCATATACTATTGATGATATAAAATCTGTATATCAAACTAAAAAGATAACATCGTTATCATCAAATTTCAGTGCCGACTCAGTTCTTTATGATCGAGTGCTACCTAATTTTTCTTTAACAGATAATCTTTCGGTGTTGGGCGGATCAGGAAATTTAAATACTGCGACTGTTGCAAATCGTAGATTTAGTGGAAAGGTTGGCATAAAAACTGATACTATTATTGCATATATTCATGGAACTTTTGCAGATCCTGTTTATAACCGTGTGTCTTCTATCTCTGGTGATGGACAGACAATAGGTTTATCAACAACTCCTACGGTTGCTGGAGTTAATAACGGTACTGTTTTATCAGCAGGTATATCAACTAACTCTACATTTAGAATTAAAGTTCCAAGAATAACTAACTTAGGAGACACAGGTTTATTTACAAAATTACCTAAAAAAAATATATCACAAATTAATACATCAAACTCAAATCTAATTATATCTCGTCAATTACCAAATCAAGTTATCAATAATGATGGAGGCACCCCTGCTCTTGGAAATATTACATTAACATCACAAGCAGGTATAGCAGCAACCACAGGTATTACAAGTGCCTTCTTTGAACCATTTGATGCAGAAAAATATTCAATTCATTATAGTGATGGTACAACAGAACCTCTAACATCAGATCAAGTAGAACTTACAAATGGTAATAATGATATTGTTTTTAGTGGATTATCTAAAAATAGTGGTAATGCTACTGTAAATGTTACACTTAAAAAAATTGGAATTACCAGTAAACCAAAATTATTTAAGAGAAGTCAACAACTGGAGATAACAAGAAGCACAGGTATATCGACTGCCACAAGTGATCTTTTGCTTGATTTTAGATATGGTTTAAGAGTTGAAGATGAGGAAATATCCTTGAATACACCAGATGTTGTTAACATAGTTGCAATATATGAATCAAAAAATAAAAATACTCCTGTATTAGATGTATTAACATTTGTAAGTGGATTAAGTTTAGATACTAATGCAATTGTTGGTGAAAAAATTAAAGGTCAAGATAGTCGTGCAGTTGGACAAATTGTATCCAGAACTACAAACACTATTAGTTTTGTATATCTGAACGCAAATAAATTTATAATAGGTGAGCAGGTTAAATTTGAGGAATCATCAATACAATCCATACTTCAAAATGTAACATCAGGTAATTATGTTGATAGAACAACGAATTACACTTTAGATAAAGGACATACTCTCCAATACTGTAATTTCTCAAAGATTGTTAGAAAACAAAATTCTCCAATTCCATCCAAAAAATTATTAATTATCTTTGATAAGTATGAGGTTACAGCAGGTGCAAGTGGTGATGTATTCTCAGTAAATTCTTATACATCTGATAGATTCAGTAAAGATATTCCTCAAATTGGAAGAAATAGAGCATCTGATGTAATAGATTTTAGACCTAGAGTTCAAGATTATGATGCATCAACAGCTACAGGTTCGCCATTTGCATTTAATAATCGCTTATTCACCACTGAAAACTCATTTATTATAACTCCAAATGAAAGTTCACTATTAGGATTTGATTTTTACCTTCCTAGAATTGATAAATTGGTCATTAATCGGTTTGAAGAGGTTAAATTAATTAAAGGTGAATCAGCGGAACAACCATCACCACCAACTGAACTTGGTGACTCAATGGAAATTGCTGAAATAAATTTACCTCCTTACCTTTATAATACTGATACTCAACCATCTATAAAGATGAGAGATAATCGTAGATTTACGATGAGAGATATTGCTGCTCTTGAAAAAAGAATTATTAATCTTGAAACTGTTACAACATTAAACGCTCTTGAACTTGATACAAAAACACTTCAGGTAAGAGATTCTGCTGGATTGGATAGATTCAAGACAGGTTTTGCTGTTAATAACTTTAAAGATAGGAGATTCATAGACTTTAATCCAGAGGGTGGATCAAAATGTGACGTTGATACTTTCCACCGTGAATTAATATCTGCAGTTGATTTCTGGTCTATGAGAGCTGAAATAGCACTTAATCCTGCGATTGATGTAGCAACATCTGATTTGAATGCTAATTTACAATTATTGGATACTAACTGCCAAAAAACTGGTGATGTAATTACATTGGCATATGATGAAGTAGATTGGATTGATCAACCTCAAGCGACAAATGTAGAAAATGTTAATCCCTTTAATGTATTAGTATTCATGGGTAACATTACTATGGATCCTCCATCAGACAATTGGGCAAGAACTATTTACATTGACAATAAGAGAGTTGAATCTACAGGTGCAAGGTGGGTGGAACAAACAAATCTAGTTTCTAGAACTACTACGACTGATGTAGATTTTCAACAAACTGAAGATTTTAATATAACTACAACTACAAGAACCACACGGACTGAAAGAAGTTTTACAAATGTCTTAGAAGGACCATCAAAAGAATTTGATTTCATTGAAGATGTAAAAGTAACAGCAGAAGCAGATCCATATATGAGATCAAGAAATGTTTATTTTGCATCTAATGGACTTAAACCATTTACAAAACATTTTAGTTATATGGACAATGGAGCAATTGATATCATACCTAAAATTGTTGAAATTAGTATGACTGCGGGATCATTTATTATTTTTGAGAACGCAAAAATACTTCTTAATGGAGATCAGATTGGTTATATAAGAATTCAAAGACCTAATCAAAAATACGGGGACACAACTAGACCTGATATAGGTGCAGGATTAGGATCACCAGCAGTTACAGTTGAAGAGTATCAGGTTGATCCATATGATAGAAGTAGACCAGCACCATCAACAACATATTCAGCGACTTCACAGTTATTAAACATCGATGTTAGAGGTTTAGGAACTCTTGAAGAATATTTTGGATATGTTGTTAAGGGTGCACAAATAGTTGGAGAAACTAGTGGTGCTATTGCAACGGTAACAAATGTTGATTTAATCTCAGACAATTGGGGTGATGTTGTAGGAGCATTTTTCTTCAGAGATCCAAATACAACACCAGAACCACCTAGAGTCTTCAGATCAGGCACTATGACCTTCAGAGTGACTGCAGCTGCAGAAGGTGTGATTCCAGTACCTGGTCAAACTGCGTTCGCTAGTGAGTCTCAGGGAACCTTTACAGGCACTGGTACTATTGTTACTCAGAATACATCTACTGTTGCTTTAAGAGTTCCACCACCACCAGCAGCTAGACCAAATGAGGTAACTATACAGGTCAATACAACAAGAAGAGAAGATGAAAGATTCAGAGAGTCTGGACATCATGATCCTTTAGCACAGTCTTTCAGGTGTGATGAAACTGGTGCTTTCTTAACTTCTTTTGATGTATTCTTTGCATCAAAGGATCCACAGGCAAAATTATTTGTACAGATAAGAAGTGTTGAACTCGGTACACCTACTAATTTCATAGTTCAGGATTATGGTGAGGTAATATTAAACCCATCTCAAATAAATGTATCTGATGATGCATCAGTTCCTACTACTATTAGATTTAGATCTCCAATTTACTTAGAACCTGGTAAAGAATATGCTCTAGTATTCTTAGCACCTTCATCTGATAAGTATGAAATGTGGACTGCAACAATGGGAGAGAAAACAGTTGGTACAACAACATTACCTGATGTAGAAAATGTAGTTGTATCTAAACAATATATTGGTGGTAGTTTGTTTAAATCACAAAATGGTACTATTTGGACTGCGAGTCAGTATCAAGATTTGAAGTTTAAGTTGCGTAAAGCATCTTTTGTACGTTCAGGAACAGCAACATTCTATAATACTCCTATCGAAGCAGGTAATCTTAATACACAACTTATACCTAATAATGCACTTCGTTCATTACCTAGAAAATTAAAGGTTCAGATTGAGGGTTCTGGTACAAGAACAAATGCTGTGTTCCCAATAGGTAGAAAAGTAAGCACAGGTTCTGTTGCTGGTGGAGATGATAATAATATTACTGGTTTTGTTGAAGGTCAAGGTGCACCAATTGATACTAATGGATCTACAGGATTTGATATTGTGGCTGGTGGAACTGGTTATTCATTTACTAATACTAATAACATTCCGTTAAAATCAGAAAGTGGATCGGGTGAAAATGCTCAATGCTCAGTAACTGTTACAAATGGAGTTATAACAAGTATATCTAACTTAACTGTGGGAATAGGTTATCAAGTTGGTGAAGTTTTAACAATAGACAATAGTGATGTAAAAGTAAAAGGTGGACAAGGATTTAAGTTAGTCGTAACTGCTATTAACACTACATTTGACACTTTATTCCTTACAGATGTGCAGGGTGAAGCGTTTAGTGGAACATTGGTTCATTATGGTGTTGGAAATAATACTAGAACCGTTGCTACTAATGTAACTGTAAAAACAACTGCTGGTGCATCATCACAAAATGGAACATTGTTCTCTGGAAATAAGATGCAAATTACACAATATAATCATGCACATCACTCAGGTATTAACAAAGTTAGAATTAAAGGAGTTAAACCAGATACAATAGTTACACAAACAACACAAGCGATTACAGCTGATGCAACTGTTGTTTCTGTTGCTGATACTACTCCATTTGCATCATTTAATGGTATAACAACATTTACAGGTGAAGCGTTGATAGGAGATGAAGTAGTTACCTATACATTAGGAACTGGTTCATTAACATTAGTTAGAGCACGATTAGGAACTAATGCATTCCCTCATCCACAGGGAACAAATATACAAACTTATGAAAATGGTGGTATGTCATTAGTCGGTATCAATACAACATTTACAGTTTCATCAGATCCTGTAGAACTTGACACATACTTTGTTGAAGTTGATAGATCGTTATTTACTGATCCACAAAGAAATTTAACTTCAGGTGTTCAGCAAATTTCGTTCACTAACGAAAAAGCATTTGGTGGTAATGATATTCAAATATCACAAAATCATCAATTTAGCACCTTATCACCACAATTTAATTGTATTACACCTGGTAAAACAACAAGGGTCAATGCTTCCGTAAGAACTATAAGTGGAACAAGTTCTGGTGGTGATGAAGTATCATTCATAGATCAAGGTTTTGAACCTACAATCTTAAATGAAACAACATTTTTCCCAACTCCAAGATTAGTTGCATCTAAAATAAATGAAGATGCAAGATTAGATGATCTTCCTAAGAAAAAATCATTAACTCTTGCTGTCGATATGAGCACTGATGATCCTAATTTATCTCCAGCTCTTGATGTTAAAAACGCTATATTTATTCTTGGTAGAAATAAAATTAACAAACCTATAAGTGATTATTCAACTGATAGTCGCACTCGACAACTTAAAAATGACCCGCATGGATCTGTTTTTGTATCAAATACAATTAGATTAAATCAACCTGCAACTTCACTTAAAGTTTTAGTTGGTGCGAGTGTAGAACCTGACGCTGATTTCAGAGTATTTTATCGATTATTCAGTAATGACTCTAGTGAAATATCACAAACATATAGAGCATTTCCTGGTTTCAATAATATGAAAGATACCGATGGAGATGGTTTCGGTGATGAAATTATTGATTTAGGTCTTAATGATGGTAGTGCTGATGCTTTCGTTTCACCAAATAGATTGAATGAGTTTTCTGAATATCAATTCTCAGTGGATAATTTGGAGCAATTTGAGGCATTTGTAATTAAAATTGTAATGAGTTCAACTAATGAATCACAACCTGTGAAATTAAAAGACTTTAGAGCAATCGCATTAGCATAATGAAAACATTTAAAGAATTTAATATTCAATCAAGAGAATCTCTCACTGAAGCACTTCCAGCATTAGCAGTGCCTCCGATAGTAGCAGGTATTGGGAAAGGCGTAGGAGTGGCATTAACAGCTGATGCCTTACGAAGAAGTGCTCAGAATTTAGGTAAAGGAAAGTATAAGCAAGCAGCTTTTGATGCTTTTAGTGCAATACCTGCAGGTAGAGTTGCTAAAGTTGCAAAGTTCTTAGGTGCTGGTAAAAAAATACAAAATGTTACTAAGTTTGGACAGGCAGTGAATAGACATTATTTGGATAGTGCATTTAACAAATCACTTAGTAAATTATATGATCCTAAAACATATGTCGATGCAACAAAAAAAGTATCTCCATATGTTAAAAAGGGAATTGATGTTACTAAAAAAGGAATTGATGCTACTAAACAAACAACATCTAAAATAATTAATAAAACTAAAAAAACAGTTAAACCATTATTGAAAAAAGATAATCTGAAAACAGGAGTTAAAATCCTTAGAAAGATTGCAACTAAGGGAAGGAGATAAGATGAAAACATTTAACCAATTTCAAGAAAATGTAGCAACAGCTGTCAAGGGAGGAAGTAAACTTGTTCCTACCTTGATGACTGGAATTGGTGCTGCTGGAATGATAATGCAATCAAAGAAAAGAAAAGTGCCAAAGGATAGTGAGGGAATGCCTGATGAATTAGCAAAATTAGGTAGAAAGGCAAAGGTAACTTTAAAAAAAGGAATGAGGGATTTTAAAAAAGGTCTCGCTGCAGGTCAACAAGTTCCTAAACAGGGAGCAAAAGGAAGATTTAGTAATCCAAATGCTAAACTTGTTAGAGATATGATGAAGGAAAAGGCAAAAAAAGGTGATAGTTACGCTAAAAGGTTTATACAACAGATAAAAGATAAGAGAGCAAAGAATAATGAGATAGATAGAAAACTTAAACCAAAAGATTAATGTCTAAAATGATCCCAGTTGAAGGTCATAAGAACCTTTTTAGAGATGAAGAATCAAATGCGATTCTTAATACAGATGACGTAGGTTATAGAAACTATATTGCTTTGAGAGAAAAAAATAATGATAAGCAAGCAGAAATTGATAATATGAGAAAAGAACTTGATGAACTCAAATCTCTTCTAAATGACCTTGCCTCAAAGATAACGTCTTAGTAAATATAAATACTTTCAGATCTGAATTGCTTTTCAATAGATGGCAGATATAAAAG